CTGGTCTCACAAGCAAACGAGGAAGGAGCTACCGATGAGTCGACTGCCAGTGTTCGAGGACACCACGTGGAACTTCACCCGTCACCGGGGCAAGCTGCAGTATTTCGCCAACCTCACATGGGCTGGTTGCGAATATCGCATTGTCATGTCACTGGGTACTAAGAAACTCCATGTTGACCTGTATTCGAACACTGTCCGTCGTATGACGATGACGACCGACATGATTGATGCTCGCATCGTCGACCTCCAGCGCTTCGCGTTCGATAGCGTGGTATACTATCTTTCGCAAGCAACGTCCCTTGTGGACGCACTTCAAGAACCGCTGCCCTATTGGCAGCACTGAACAGAAAGGCAACTCCATTGAGTGCTGAGATCACCGTTACCGGCAACCTGACCCGCGACCCCGAGACAGCTAAGACCAAGACCGGCGAATTGATCGTCCGTCTCGGTATTGCCGCTACTCGCCGTCAGTTCGACAAGAAGACGAATGAGTGGACGGACGACGGATCACCCCTCTACCTGAGCGCTTCCTTCTTCGGTGACTCCTACGGGTACATCACCGACCTGCTTGGCAAGGGCGATCAGGCAACCATTACCGGAACTCTCGTCCTCCGTGAGTGGGAATCCAAGAAAGGCTCCGGTCAGTCCCTGGAGATTCGGTTCCCGAAGTTCTTGGGCTACATGAGGAAGGGGGACCGCGCTCCTCAGAGTAACCGCCGCTACCGTCGCTGAACACTCCCCCATTGCCCGGGGTCGGAGCTCTTTCCGACCCCGGGCCTTATTCAGATAGGTTATGAAATGGCTAAGCTTGAGAAGCCTACGGACCTTGCAGGTTGGCGCGATTACGCCCGTCGCCTGGAGGCCCGCGCTTCTCGTAAGATCACCCAGATCGAGCGCGGCGTGTACGCCCCCGCCGCCCTGAAGCCCATCCACGAGCATATTAACCCCGAGACGGCCACCAGGATCGCCCATACGGCCCTGGATCCCCGTAAGGGTACCCCCGCAGTGGGCCGCATGACTAAGGCCCAGGTTGAGGCTTACGCGCATCGTCTGGAGGAGTTCATGGCCCCTAACGTCTCCTACTTCCGCTCTGCGTCGGGTAAGCCGATCTCCGCTAAGGCTATGCTGAAGTATCAGTACTCCATCAATAGGAGTAATGCGAAGGTCCGGGACTACGTCTCCTCCGTTCAGGGAACTGTTATTCCGTGGAGGGGTGAGGAGCAGTTCGGTAAGATTTTCGATCCTAAGCGTCCTCATGAGAGGTATGGGCCTACTTCTTATGATATGAAGGAGCACAAGCCCCTATCCCCTAAGGCTTTCCAGTCCGAGGAGTCGGTGATGAGGGCTACAGCCAAGAATATGGAGAAGCTCACTACTCGTTATGATGAGCGGAATATGAAGGGTATTAGGGATAATATTCGTAAGCTTATCGACGGGTCCGGAGACCCTGATATGTATGCGGTCCTTGATCTTCCTGATGATGTTCTGAAGGTCATGTGGACTGTTGACTCTACTTTCGCGAACGCCTTGCGTTTCCGTTATGAGAGCAATCAGGATTTCGAGGAGGAGGGGGACTCCAAGCACGAGTTCGATATTCAATCCGCTGATCATAGCGACAAACTTTCAGGAAAGGACTTGTACAATTATGGCGCGCAAATCGAGATCAGCTCGGAAGAGCCGTCCGAAGCCAACCGTAGTAGCCGACTTCGAGACCGCGCAAGAAGAGCCTTCAGACGGAAGTCTTCCCGATAGGACGTGGGTCTGGCTGTGGGCTGCCGTGGGGGTTTACGATTCCGACCTGGACCTTGTGGGTAATTCCATCGATTCGTTCATGGAGTATGCGCTCGAGTCGGCGAAGCTCATCTACTTCCACAACCTGAGGTTCGACGGCAATTTCATTATCTACTGGCTTCTTACTCACGGGTACCGTCACTACGAGGGCGACCAGCACTCCCCCGATAGGGGCTTGTTCTCCACTGTCATCTCCTCGGAGGGTCAGTTCTACAAGATCACCGTTACCACCCTTGATGGTGTTATCACCGATTTCCAGGATTCTTTGAAGAAGATTCCTCTTTCCGTAGCCGCCATGGCTAAAGCATACGACCTTGAGATGGAGAAGGGCTCGATTGATTACAAGAAGGTGCGTTATCCCGGCCACGTTCCGACCGTTGAGGAAGTGCGTTATGTCCGTAAGGACGTGCGTATTGTTGCCGAGGTTCTCCGTCATCAGTACGAGACGGGACTCGATTCGATGACTTCATCCGCCGATGCTTTGAAGCTGTTTAAGGCTTCTATCGGTGGTGAGGTTGAGTTCCGCAAGTTGTTTCCCGAGTTCACCTTGGATATGGATGCTGCGGCTCGTGCCGCCTATCGTGGAGGGTTCACGTACGCCGATACTCGTACGGCGGGTAGGATCGTGGGTGAGGGTATTGTGTTGGACGTTAATTCCCTATACCCCTCCGTCATGCACGACCGCCCCCTTCCCTGCGGGGCGCCTCACAATGTTGATTGGATTCCCGAGGACGATGACGTTTTGTATATCGCCACATTCAATTTCACGGCGAAGTTGAAGCCGCACGGCATCCCCTGCATTCAATTGCGCAGATCTCATTGGGCTTGCCCGAATGAGTATCAGAAGGTGGTCCCGGAGGTCACTGAGATGCGGTTGACGTCCGTGGATTGGAAGTTGATCAATGACATGTACGACGTTGATCTCGTCTCCATTCATGATGTGACGGTGTTCGACAGGTGCGAGCATGTGTTCGACAAGTACATCGATGGGTGGATGCATGTGAAGGAGAATAGTACTGGGGGTAAGAGGCAGATCGCGAAGCTGATGCTGAACTCTCTTTACGGCAAGTTCGCCTCCAGGGTTATTCACGACAAGAAGGTGCCGTATTTGGAGGATGATCGGGTCAAGTACGAGTTCGTCGGTGATGAGAAGGGGTCCAAGCCGGTTTACACCCCTCTCGGGGTGTTCATCACGGCGTGGGCTCGTGACAAGACTATTCGGGCCGCTGCGGTCAATCATGACCGCTTCCTGTACGCCGACACGGATTCTCTTCACCTTCTGGGTACCACTCCCCCGGATAACCTTGAGATTCACGACACGCATCTCGGCGCATGGAAGATCGAGGGTACGTTCGATCGTGGTATCTTCGTCAGGGCGAAGCAGTACTGCGAGGAGAGTGGTGGCGTTCCCGATACGCATATCGCAGGGCTCCCCCGTTTGTGGGCACACAAGATCACACCGGATGATCTGCTGTCCGAGCAGCGTTGGTATGGTAAGCTGGTGCCGAAGGTGATCTCCGGCGGGACGTATTTGACGGAGACCCATTTCACGTTCGCACCTGTGAAGAAGGAGGCATGATGTCCGAGAGGATGGATACAGTTTCGTTGGCTCTTCCCAAGTGGGTCAATGAGTTCTACGAGGAGGCTCATTGGGAGGTCCGCATGAAGAAGAGCGCCTTGATGAGGGAGGTGCTGCTCGGGTATGCGAAGGCGAAGATCGCGGAAGGTGCTGAGGCGTCTCACCCCTCCCCCGGGCCGTTCGAAGGCTCAGACACCGAGGAGAGCTGATCGGTGATGTCGTGGGCGCCTACCGCCGGATGAGACCGGGCCTGCGATAGTGAGTTGGTTGCTCCGCCGAGGCTTCTCGGCAGTCTGTGATAGTATGGGCTATGAGTGGAACTACCGCTCATAGCCCATACGTTTGCATGGAGGTATCATGGACTTTGAAGGTCTCCTTCAGTCTCTGATCAATCCTGGCGAGGAGGGGCCGTCGGAGACGATCTATGATGATCTCCGTGCCGCCTACAACACTGTCAAGGACAAGGCTGACAGTGCTGGCGCCAAGATTTCGGAACTGACAGATTCCAATTCTGCTCTTTCCAAGACTGTCGACGGTCTGAAGAGTAAGAACTACGACTTGCTCGAAGCCATCGGCGCGGGCGGGGACAATGCTGGCGACGCAGAGTCGCACGGCGACGACACGAGCGATGCTGACGACGGGGACGACGGCAGCATCGCCTCCTTCTTCTCCAAGCCTAAGGAGGCCTGACCATGACGCTCCCCAGTGGTCGCATTCGCGACTTCGATAACATTGAGATTCTGAATCGGATCCGAAACGACGCCACTTCCGATTATCAGCGGCGTATTCCGGCGGCTACGAAGGGTTCTGTTGCTGACGTCGTTCAGCAGCTGACGTCGTACACTCCGCATTTCAACGAGTTCACCGACGCGCTGATCAACCGTGTCGGCACGTACATCACCCGTGACATCACGTGGAATAACCCGCTGCGCGAGTTCAAGCGGGGCATGCTGAATTTCGGTGACACGATCGAGGAGGTGCAGACGGGTCTGGTCTCCTCCTACACCTACAATTCCGAGCGCGACTACATGGAGAAGGATATTTTCGGGGCTCACAAGCCGAATGTTGCTTCTCAGTTCCACACTGTGAATCGTCAGGAGTACTACAAGATCACGGTGAACCGCGACCAGCTTCGTCGTGCGTTCCTCGACGAGTCGGGTTTGCAGAACTACCTGAGCCAGATTCTGGCGTCTCCGACGACGTCGGACCAGTGGGATGAGTTCCTTCTGACCTGCTCCTTGTTTGCCGAGTACGAGAAGAACGGCGGTTTCTACCATGTGAAGGTTCCTGACCTTCGGTCTCTGACCGCGACTGAGTCGGATGCGAAGCAGTTGATTAAGCGGGTCCGTGCGATGACGGATAACTTGACGTTCCTGTCTCGCCAGTACAACGCGGCGCGTATGGAGACGTTCGCCAAGCGGGAGGATCTGATCCTGATCGTCACCCCGGAGGTGAAGGCGAACATTGACGTGGAGGCTTTGGCCGCCGCGTTCAACCTCTCCCCCGTCGACATGTACGCCCGGGTCATCCCGGTTCCCGCCGAGCAGATGGGGATCGACAAGGCTCAGGCGATTTTGACGACGAAGGACTTCTTCGTCATCGCCGATAACCTTCTTGAGAACACGAGCCAGCCGAACCCGGTCAGCTTGGGCACGAATTACTTCTTGCACCACTGGGAGGTTATCAGCACGTCGCTGTTTGTCCCCGCGGTCATGTTCTGGACGGGTGATGACGACCAGAACATTCGCGTCCGTCCTGGTGCGAATCTGGCTTTGGGCGGTTACACGGCTATTCAGGGAGGTAAGCCTGTGGGTGCTGCTAACAAGGCGATCCCGGGTGGGAACGTTGAGGTGAGCTTCGCTGTGACGGGTGACAAGACCGATGGTCTGGAGTTGGGTATCGACTACGCGGTGTCGGGTGCGAACTCTCAGCGGACGAAGATCGACAATGAGGGCATTCTGCACCTGGGTCAGGATGAGGATGCTGACGCCGTCACTGTGACTGCGACGCTGGTTTACCGTGACTCGGCTGACGTGAAGAAGGTGATCGCTTCGAAGACTGCGTCGATCGCCGTCGACAAGGCGAAGGCTGTGAGGGTCTGGCCGAAGAAGTGAGACCGGTTCCTGCGTGTGGTACACTAGTGCCGTGGGCAGGGTAGCCCGTCGGTGAGGTCCTTCCTCCTTTCTGCCTCACCGGCGATGGGCCCCGGGGTTGAGTTTGAGCTCCCCCGGGGCCCTTTAACTTATGTGCTATACTCTATATATGCCTACAGCTTATGACCCGCCGGAGGATATCGGCTCGTTCGGGATGGGCTTCGACTACTCCGTCTGGTCCCCCAACACTGAGGTGTACCTGACGAACGTCGTGTGGGATCAGGAGTACCGCGACGTCGTCTGGTATGACAACTATGACGAGGCGTTCAACGCGATCGTCAACGAGTACTCCTCGCGCATTGAGGTGAAGTCCCTGACCTACTGCGCGCAGGGCGCCCCGATCAGGATTCCGATCCCGTTCTCGAAGGCGAACCAGTACAACTACCTTGTGGCTCGTAACAACCGTGATGCTTATAATTCGCGGAATACATTCTTCTACTTCATCACCTCTGTCGACTACATCGCGCCGGCCACTACTCAGATCACCGTCCAGTTGGACGTGTGGCAGACGTACATGCACCAGTTCAATGTTCGCCGCTCCTACTGCGAGCGCTCCCATATGGCGATCGCCGCTGAGAACGGTTGGGACTACTACGGTCAGAAGTACATGACGGTCCCCGAGGGTCTGGACCTGGGTTCGGAGTACCAGATCGTCGACGTGAACAGGAAGGTCATCGCGTCGACTCCCAGCGCCGGCAAGATCGATACGGCCAACTTCGACATAATCATCGCTTCGACGGTGGACCTCACTCAGCCCTACGGGGATGAGAAGAACCCGACGTTCACTGCCTCCAAGGGCAGCTTCGCTGAGGGTGTGCCGAACGGGACGTCCATCTACGCGATGAAGGCGGATTGGTTCCGCGTGTTCACGAACGCCATGTCCCTGGTGCCGTGGGTATCCCAGGGCATCGTGTCTATTACCGCGATCCCGAAGGGTGTCATCAACTTCGATGAGATCAAGGACCTTAAGGTTAAGCTGCCGGGGACATCGGGCGTTGATCCTAAGGGTGGCGACACGCGCATCTCCCGTCAGGGCGCCGAGGTGTACGACCTGGAGAAGGGTATCGGCGAGAAGGGTCTTGTGAACAACAAGTCGATCACGCTCACCGACAAGTTGCGCAAGGACGATATCCTTCCGGCACGGTACCGGCATCTGTGGAAATTCTGGACGAGTCCGTACCTCCTTGTGGAGGTCACCACGTTCTCCGGGACGCCTCTCCTGTTGAAACCGGAGATGATCCAGTCGGCCGGTCTGGCTGTGACCCAGTGGTCGCACGTGGTGCCCCCGAACCCGCGCATCATGTTCACGGTGAACTCCCTGGGCCAGCGGACCCGCGGGCATATGGACCAGTACGACGGCTGGTCGGAGCACTTCGATGTGATGACCGGGTTCACGAACCTGCCGACGTTCAGTCTCACGAACAACAGCTATCTGATGTTCCAGGCGCAGAACGCCCACTCGATCGCCTACCAGCATCAGAGCGCCGAGTGGTCTCAGCAGCGGGCCCTGCACGGCGCCCAGACACAGTTCAACCAAGCCAATGCGGCTATCGCCCAGGCGGGACAGCAAACGGCTCTGAACAACTCCTGGAATCAGGACATCGCCGGCTACAACGCCCGCATGGGCCTGCAGAAGACAGGTATCGGCGTCGGTGGCCAGGTGATCGGGTCGACCCTCATGGGTCTTGCCAACGGCGGCCCTCTGGGAGCCCTGGCGGGTCTGGGCGGGTCCGCACTGTCCGGGGCGTCCACGATGGCCCAGGCGGGTATGACGTACTCCCAGCAGGTGAACACGGCGCGCATGTCCGCCGAGCAGGCGTCCGCGTTGACGAACCTGAACCAGGGGTACATGCGCTACAACGCGGACACGAACTTGGCTTACGCCAAGTACGCGGCGAACGGCGACTACGCGAACGCCATCGCCGGCATCAACGCCAGGGTCCAGGACGCTCAGACGATCGCTCCGACGACGTCGGGTCAGGTCGGCGGGGATGCTTTCATGCTGGCCGCCGAGTCGTGGAGCATTGTGGAGCGGCTGAAGTTCATTCCCGAGGATGCGGTTCGTCGCATCGGTGAGTTCTGGCTCCGGTACGGGTATGCGATGAACTCGCCTGTTGTGCCCCCGGGCGACTTCAGGTGCATGGAGCATTTCACGTACTGGAAGATGGCGGAGATGAACATCTCCCGTTCCACGATGCCTGAGACGTTCCGTCAGACGATCAGGGGTATTTTCGAGAAGGGTGTCACCGTGTGGCACAAGGATCAGACGATGATCGGTCGCATCGACTGGGCCAACAACAAGCCGCTTAAGGGGATCATATGGTGAAGCGAAACGGTGAGAGGGATTGGGTTCGCAAGGAGATCTACGAACCTTTCGTCAATGGCGGTCATTTCAAGAATAACCCGTCGATCAACCGTGAGGCCCTCCTGGTCCGCATGTACAAGCGGATCATGTCGGAGATGTGCGTGAACCGGTTCTCCTGGTCGGGGCTGCCGGACACGGTGGACCGCCGCTACTTGGAGGCCACTCTCATGTACGACGGGTTGGCGGTGTTCTACTTCGACGAGGAGTTCGACAGGTTCATGGCGCTTCGGGCCACGGGGCTTGGCCAGGTGAACATGTACGATAACCCGACGAACTTCACGGTGTACGGGAACCAGGTGTTCTCCAAGACTCTGGACGCCAGACACTGCGTGCCGATCTGGTCCAACTATCTGCGGGAACCGGATTGGGACATCATCGACATCTACTCTCAGAGGCTCGCAGCGTTCGACCGCACCCTCGAGGTGAACATGCTCTCCGCCCGTCACCCGTTCGTGTTCTCGGTGGATAACAACGAGTATCAATCGTTCGTGAACGCGTTCCGCAAGGTTGCCGAGGGGCAGCCGGTCATCTTCGGCACTGAGGCACTCTCCCCCGCCGCGCTGGCTGAGAAGGTGACCATGTTCGACGTCGGCTTCAAGCCTCACCAGATCCAGGACGTGATGGAGGCCAAGGTCAAGACGTGGAACGAGGCCCTCACCCTTCTGGGCATTATGAACGTGAACAGTGAGAAGCGGGAGCGCATGGTCGCCGAGGAGGCCAGCGGGTCTTCGGGCCAGGTTCTGGCGATGCGCGCCGTCGCCATGAACGCTCGCAAGTACGCGTGCGAACATATCAACCAGATGTACGGCCTGCAGGTAGATGTGAGGTGGAACCTTGACGAATCTCAGCCCGCGGATGCTCAGAACGCTATGCTTGCCGCGGCCGCTCTCGGGGGTATTGGAGATGCTCTCGACAAGGGTAACCCGGACTTGGGGACGACCGACCAGCAGGAGTTGAACCCGAACAATGGCTGATTACACGCTTGAGCTGCGTAAGGTAGTGGAGATCGTCGGCCCGTTGAACGTGGGGTTGAACGAGTATCCGATCTTCGATGAGTCGTATCGGGATTCTTTGAACCAGAAGATTCTGGACCACTACTGGTACAACGAGATCGCGCATGAGTCGATCGACATGTTCATTCACCAGTTGAAGGTGAAGATGAATGAGATCATGCCGTTCTACAATCAGCTGTACGAGTCGGAGCTGATCGACTTCGACCCTATGGTGACCCACGATGTGCATTCGACCGGGGATTCCACTCAGGACACCACGCAGGACACGCATACGAAGCAGAACGCCGAGCAGACGCTGAGCAGTGATTCGCGCGTGTCCTCCTCGGAGGAGTCGAAGGCCCGCACCGTGCAGTCGCAGATGCCGCAGACACGCTTGTCGGGGCATGACGACTATGCGACGGCCGCCAACGACACGTCGTCGAAGGGGTCAGGGCAAAACCATTCCAATTCGGCGACCCAGGATCAGCAGAAGCGGTCCTCCGACACCGCGACGACGATGGGGACTAAGGCGGGGAATGTCACACGGTCGTGGGGGTATAATACCCCTAAGGCCGACCTCCTCCAGAAATGGCGCGAAACCTTCCTCAATATTGACATGTCCGTTATCTCGGAGTTGGGAGGCCTATTCATGCAAATCCGATCTTCAGGAGACGAGTACGTGAACGGATGGGGCTATGGACTATATTGATAACAAGTACCAGCTGACCCCTGGCGACTACAGGGTCACGAACGTCACGCCGTTCACCTACCGTGACGGGTACACATACCTCCAGCTCATGGAGGAGATGCGCTCGTGGGTGAGTGAGGGGCTAGTCAACCAGTTCTCAGCGAAGATGCAGGGGCTGGCCAGCGACTACAACGCCGCCGTCTCCAGGCTCCTGGTCGACGTGCGCAAGGAGATGGAGGGCTACCATGCCCTCCCCTCGCAGGTTCGCGAGATGCTGTCGGCCGCCATCGCCAAGTACGATGACGAGTTCAACACGTTCGAGAATGACCTGAAGGCGCTCGTCAAGAAGCACTTCGAGTCGGACGTCGTGAATGTCTTCAACTGGCTTGAAGGTGAGAGCTCCACCCTCCAGGAGCTCATCAACGACATACACAATCGTTACACGGTTGGCGGTCTCCTGGCCGAGGACTTCAGCCAGATGGGCCTGACGGCCCAGGAGCTGGAGGACATGCCGCTAACCATCTCCGAACTGGAGACGATCGGCAAGTTCGTCCTCCCCCATCTGTCCCCTCATTACGGGTTCTCCCCTGTGACGGGGCAGTACAAGCGCGTCATAGACATCGTCTACGACGTGTACGAAGCTCAGTTCAAGGGTGGTGACCAGATCACCTCCAAGGATCTGAACTACATCGATAACCTGAACATCCCGGACCTCCAGCGCATGGTGGTCTCCTGATAGAGAGGCAGGCTCAAATTGCCCGCAACGAACAAGACCGAGAACTTCAACCTGCCGCTCTATGTGGCGTCCGACCACTTCAGTGTGTTGGGTGACTTCAACTCCGCCATGAAGGAGATCGACAAGGGTCTGGGTGGTGCGACCGTCACCGCCAAGGCGGCGTCCCGTGACGCGACGAGCGCCCTGACGACGGCGAACGCCGCATCGGATGACGCTCACAGTGCCCGTGAGGCGGCCCAGTCGACTCTGTCGGTGTCTTCGCAGGCGAAGGCGGACGCGACCCGTGCGTTCGACATGGCGACGAAGGCGACCACCGCCTCGGAGACGGCGAACACGAGCGCCATTGAGGCGAACAAGGTTGCCTCGTCGGCGGCCGCCAGGGCGAAGGAGGCGCGTGACCGTGCCGACGCCGCACTGGACACCGCTAACGCCGCGAACACAGCCTCCATCGACGCCAAGACGACGGCGAACGCCATCTCGGGCCAGGCTGTTCAGGCGACCCAAGCCGCTAACAGGGTCGGCGCCCTGCACAAGCGGTTCAAGGAGGTCACCGCCGGGTCTGGCGACCGTACGCTGTCCACCCCCGAGGAACGCCCCGTCACGGTTATGGAGTTCGACCTGGACTTCGACGCCGACGACGTGTGGATCATCGTGGCGATCATGCGTCACACCGTCCACAATGTTCAGGACACTCACTTCGACATTCGTGTCACCGGCCCCAAGGGCCAGCGTCGTTGGAGCTCCTTCGTCGCCGGCTACGGCCCGTGGCCGGAGGCGATGGTCTACTCGCAGGGCACCGGTATCTTCGAGGCCTTCGAGGGCCCCGGCCGGTACCACATCGAGACCGTGTTCCTTACCGACAAGAACCATTCGACACGGTTCGACCTGTCGAACTGCATGATGCGCGCCCACTGATCTGAGTAGCATCAACCGCGGGGCGTCGGGTGATCCTCGGCGCCCCGCACCATATAGGAGGAACTTATGGCATGGGATGACAAGCATAAGGCGTGCATCATCGCAACCCTGGCTACCGTCGAGGCGGGGTTCAACTACGGCATCATCACCGCCCCCGACACACTGTCGCTCGGTATCGGACAGTGGACCCAGGGGCGCGCCTATGACCTACTGCAGCAGTTCCCCGACAAGAACGTATTCGGCCCCACTATCCGCTCCTGGCTGGCCGCCGGCAAGGGCACGTGGACGATGGCCCGCAAGTACCAGTCCCTCGGCGGCACCGATAGGCAGAAGCTATCAGCGGCTCTCGCCTCGGAGGAGGGCAAGAAGATACAGAACAACCAGATGCGCAAAGACCTGGAGGACGAGTACATCCCCAGGCTCAAAGCCATCGGGCTCGACTCGGAGAAGTACACCGAGGCCGGCATGCTCCTCATCGTCGTCATGCACCGGTGGGGAAACTACGCGCGCATCCTCAACAGGCTGGTGGCCAGCGCCGGCCCGGCACCCACCCTGGACTCCATGGCCAACGCCATCAAGGCCTCGGGGGAGTGGTACGCCGTCGGGCAGCGGTACGTCATTGCATACCGGATGATCAAGAACCTCGACACGAAGGGCATCACACTGGCACCTGGAGACTCGGGCGGTGACAACTCCAAGGACGGTGAGGATAAGGCCAAGGAGGAGAAGAAGATCAAACACGCCCGGACGGACGGATCCGGCGTGCTGCGCATCTACATGTCGGACGGTTCCAACGCCGCCGCCTACCCAACCGTGGGAGGCTTCTGGAAGGCCAACGGCGCCGACCAGAAATCGGACGACGGCGACGACAAGAAGGGCGGCGACGGCGGTGGAGGGGGTGGTGGAACGCCCGGCAAGATCGGGGAGATGACAGCTCTCGCCAAAGCCTCCATCGGCAAGTACGTCTACCACCAATGGTACGAACCCAGGCTGCACCCGGACAGGTCGGGTGTTACCGACTGCTCAGGGTTCGTATGGTGGCTGTACAATAAGGTCATGGGCATGGACATCGGCAAGGGCGGCACCACCGTGCTCATGTCCGAGGGCGGCAGGGTCATCGCCGAGGGTGGAGGCCGCTTCAACGCCACCAGCCAGATCAAGGAGGGTGACCTCATCGTCTGCCGCTGGTACTCCGGCGGCGGACACGTCGAATACTGCTGCGAGACTGGGAAGGACACCATCATCGGACAGCGGGGCCCCGACGGCGTCCGTGGACCCGCGTACGGGCACGCCACGTCACTGTTCGGTGGGTGCCGGTGGAAGCTGAAGCGCTATGTCTAAGAAGTTCGACTACTACTCGTTCGACAAAATCCTCTCCCGCAACGCCGTCTTCAACATGGTCATGGGCGCCCGCGGCGTCGGCAAATCCTACGGCGCCAAGAAGTACGTGCTGAAACGCGCTGTGGAACGGGGAGAGGAGTTCATCTATCTGCGCCGCTACAAGACGGAGTTGAAGACCCGCGGCAGCTTCGTCGCCGACGTGGCTCACGAGTTTCCCGAGCAGGAGTTCGAGGTCCGTAGCGGAGTGCTCTGCTGGCGCAACAAGGGTGAAGGCAAGGACGCATGGCGGAAGGCCGGCTTCCTGGCGCTGTCCACCTCGGCGCAGCACAAGAGCACCCCGTACCCGAAGGTGACGACCATCATCTTCGACGAGTTCATCATCGAGACCGGCACCATCCACTATCTGAAGGATGAGGTCAAGGCGCTTCTCGATTTCTACTCCACGGTGGACCGCTACCAGGACCGGACGCGGGTCCTCATGCTGTCCAACGCCATCTCCATCATGAACCCGTACTTCATCAAATGGCACATCACCCCGTCACCCGGTAAGGAGTTCATCACTTACGGGGACGGGTTCGTAGTCGCCCAGTTCGTGGACTCGCACCGTTTCGCCTCACAGGTGGCGACCACACGGTTCGGTAAGTTCGTGACCGATTTCGATGAGGAGTACGCCGACTACTCGATCGATAACTCGTTCGCCGACAATACCGACCAGTTCGTGCAGCGGAAGACGGGTACCGCCAAGTACCTGTTCACCGTCAAGACAGACCTTGGCACCTTCTCACTGTGGATGGATTGGGGGTCACTGTTCTGTCAGCAGAAACGGCCCCGAGTCGAGAAGGTGTATAATACCAATAAGATGGCTCTCCGGGAGGGTGAAGTGCTTATGAGTTACAGCGACAAGATCGCCGAGATGCTCCGTGGCTCCTACCGGAAAGGGCGAGTCTTCTTCGACTCGCCGCAGTCACGCAATGCTTTCGCTGAGATCTTCGTGAGGTGATTAATGGAACACGGGATGGGGTTCTTCATAGACCTCCAGAGTCTCATCACAGCACTCACGTCGTTCGTCACCATCGGGGGTTTCGCGGCGTGGGTCAATTCGAGGATGAAGAGACTCAATAATCTTCTTGACGACTGGAACGGTGTCCCCGCCAGACCGGGTGTGCCCAGACGGCCAGGAGTCATGGAGCGGCTCGAGAAGATCGAGACGAAGATCGACAAACAACGTGAGGAGAACTGCTATGAGCGCACTCAAAGGGTTGGTTGACCCCAAGGTTCGCCAGTACCTGTACCGGGTCGCTATCGCCGGCTGCGGTGTTCTCGCCGTCAAGGGCGTCCTGACCAAGGACGTCATCGACGTCATCACCCCGTTCCTGGCGGCTCTGTTCGCCGTCGCGGACGCCAACGTGGAGACCACGCAGGAGGGCTGAGATGAGCCTTCAGTCGGACGCCTCTCAGATCGCATGGGACATCACTCAGAACCCGTGCGTGGGCTACTCGCAGCCCGAGCGCCTGACCATCTGGAACCTCCCGTCCCCCACCTCTCAGGCGGTCAACGTCAACGTCGACTGCTCCGAGCTGGTGGTGTACTGCTTCAACAACGCCGGTCTGCCCGACCCGTTGCCCAAGTCCATGTGGACTGGCAACGAGGTTGCGTGCATGACCGAGCGGGGCTTCACCGCTGAGGAGTGGTACCCGGGCATGCCCGTCGAGGATGGGGACGTTCTGCGATCCGACGGGCACACGGCCATCGTGTGCAACGGGTGGATCTGCGAGGCTTGGATCAGCGAGTTCGGCGACATCGACGGATACGCCGGAGACCAGACGGGTGGTGAGGTTCGGTGCGCCTGCTCCTACCTCAACCATCCACTCACAATCGGTGCTCAGTGGACGCACCGGATCAGATACGACGGTTCCTACTACGCAGAGGATGATCTCGATATGTCGGAGAACACTGATCTCCTGAGGGAGATCCGCGACAGGCTCGTTGAGGTTTCGGATCAGACAGGCGCCGGTATCGCCGGCCGCCGCTGGGACGGCCCCATCGTCAGCCAGCTCAAGGACGCGAACAGCACCCTGAGCAGTCTTGTTGACACGTTCAGCCCCGGTAAGGAGGGGGTCCGCAACCCCGGCTCCGCCTTCTACCTGCTCTTCCAGATCAGTGACGGCATCCAGAAGGTTGCCAAGAAGCTCGCTGGAGGTGAGGGCTAACCATGAGTGCGATCCTGACCGGCCGCCTCACCGACGCGGCCGGTCGGGACGCCGCCGGCACTCTGACGGTGGCGCCCGACCCACGAGTGGTGACGACCGCGGCCGGTGTCATCGTCAAACCCTTCACGGTGGACGTGGAGGGCCAGTTCAGTGTTCCCGTTGAGATTGCGGGCCCGTACACGAACCCGCCGGAGCCGTGGACGCATCACATCCTGCTCAAGCGGGGGAGGGTGAAGGTACTCGACCTGCACGCGCCGTTGCACGACGGTACCAACCTGCTCTCCCAGCTCGTCGCCCATGAGCCCGTGTCCCCGTTGCACACGACGCAGATCGAGATCGACGTCGCCAAGGCTCGCGACCAGATGATGAAGATCAGGGACGACATCGCCAAGGGCATGATCCGTGGGCCCGTCGGCCCGCAGGGACCCAAAGGTCCCGTCGGCGACCCGGGCCCTGAAGGGCCGAAGGGTGAACGTGGTAACCGCGGGCCTTCCGGGCCTCGCGGCGACGTGGGGCTGCGCGGGCCCGAAGGCAACCCGGGGCCTCCCGGAAAGGATGGGCAGCGGGGTCTGCCCGGCCCAAAGGGCGAACCCGGCCCCATCGGACCCAAGGGGGAACGCGGTGAGCGGGGAGTATCGGGAAACACTGGGCCTGCAGGACCCATGGGCCCGCAAGGGCCGACCGGGGCTAAAGGCGAGGCAGGTGCGAAGGGTCCCCAGGGCCCCATCGGTCTCACTGGCCCCGCAGGCCCAGCCGGTCCCAAGGGTGATCCTGGCCCTGCCGGCCCCGCCGGGAGCGGAGTCGACCCACTGGACGACTACTGGAAGATGGGCGCGAACTGGGTGGTCGGGTCGGCTCTGAAAGTCGTCGGAAGTTCACTGGTCGCCTCCAAGTCCGAGGATAAGAACTACGACGTCAACATGGCAAAGGGGCCCCGGTTCACCGGGCCCCAGGGTTGTTCGTACCGGTTCACCGGGCTAGCCGTGGCTCAGGGGGCGAGCCGGGCCAGGTTCTGCGTGTCCTACTACACGATCGCCGACAATAAATGGAAGGAGAACGTGTACGCGGACACGATCGAGATTCCCGGAAACTCGCAGCCGTACCCGATCGACGTCCGCGTGTCGGTGCCGTACAAGGCCGGCACGAACCTGCAGTTCATTGTTAATATTCGTACTGTGGAGGGGTGCACCCTCTCTAATTGCGTGGCCTACGCGGACACACAGTTCGACAGTGTCGCAGCCAACATGAAACGCAGCGCCGACGCCGTCACCAACCTCACCGGGCGCATGGCCGCACTCGAAGGAACAACGCGCACCAACACCAAAGCCGCCAGCGATGCTAAAGCGGCTGCGGACGCGGTCCAGTCCATCGCCCAGGCCGCCCAGCGGGACGCAGCGGCGCTCCAACCTAAGATCACAGCCCTCGAAGAAGCCGACCGGCAGATCCAGGGAATGATCCAACGCGACAGGGAAGCCCTCGCCGAAGTACGCGTCATCGGAACCAACGCCAGAAGCGCCGCCGACCAAGCAAGCACAAAGGCGGCCGACGCCGCGGGCAACCTCCTCGCACTGCAGAAGCAGATCGAGAACGTCAAGAAAGACCAGGCCGCGATCCAGACCAAGGCTGATCTCGCCGTATCCACGGTCAAGAAGATCGAAGGCATCAAGGCCTACTCCGAGGTCAACATCTGGTCCCCCGCGTCTATCTTCCTCGACCCTGACAGCAGCATGAAAGGCTACGAGGAATATGGCTCCAAGAACCTCGACCACTCCGTCGACCAGGCCTACACGCAGATCATCGACACCCGTGAAGGTGCCGAATGGTGGTGGACTTGGAACATCTGCGGGAAAACAGACCTGTGGCAGTTCTCGTGGATGGTCTGGCCTGGTGCCGACACATGGGTGCAGCCGTACTTCCAACTCCACGACTCCGCCAACATGGTATGGGGTGACAAAATCTGGTTCCCACGACAGGAAATCCCCAAAGGCGCCTACAAATTCGCCCTGTGGACCAAAGACGTCCCCAACTACGACGACTCCAAATGGGACGGTGTCTGCGTCGGCGCCCAGATGAAGGGCGGCATCCGCCACTGGACCCGATTCCCCAAGGCACGCTTCTTCATGTCCTACGAGGCGATACGCAACGGCGTGTGAGACCGTAGGAGCCACGTAGACGGCACAGAAAAGCTCCCCTGGTACGTTGTACCGGGGGAGCTCTTCTAGGCGCTCAGCGTGGCTTACACGAGGCTGTAGGAGTAGATGGAGGCTAGCACCTCCTCCACCTCAGGCGAACGACGGAACGTCTCATACCCACCAGGGGTGTCCACCGTCCACAGACACTCATCGAACCTCGAAGCACACAATTGGATGGTGATGACACTGTCGCGGTAGACAACACTGTGATTCACCACGTCAATCACAGGAGCCCCACCGAAACGGGCCTGAAGCTTCTGAGCCAGCTCCTTCATCATCCTGAACTCAGTCATCGTAATCTCCTTCATATGGATGCATGTACTGGGGGACTGTATTCGGAAGCATACCGTACTCGGACTCAACCCAACGATACGCCCCATCCTGATTCGTAGTCTTATCGCCGTTGTGGGATTGGATGTCCCAATCCTCAGGGCCATTCACTCGAACCCTGTTGCCGTCGAAGAACACCGCGCAACTGTCGAAATCAACCTGGAACCCATCCAACTCCTTCAACGGTTGGAACGACTCGATGAAAATATTCAACTCCTCCCACGGGTCGTAATCCATCATCTCTCCTTCCACCCAAACACTCGTTGGAAGAAAGCGTCCAAATCCCACACCAAATGAGACTTCCCATCGGGCCCCCTCACAAGGTACTCGATCAGAACCCCCTTCTCTATCAGAGGATCAATCGTATAGACACCCATAACAATGATGTTGTTCTCATAGTCGACATCTATCTCTTCGTAAGGATCGGCGTAGAACTCACAAATCTTGACAGTATCCTCAAAATCTGACTCGACACTCATGATCAATGCTCTCCCCCGGGAGCGGCCTTATTAATGAAATCGACGAAACCCTGATCGTACTGCACACCCGTCTGACGCTGCACATTCTCAAGCTGAGACACCATGTGATTGTAACGCTCCACCTCCATACGGTTCTCATAACGCATACCGCACCAGAAACAGGCCAGCATGCAGAGGATGATGAGCAGAAACTCGATGAACTTATCCATGATCAAATCTCCTTTCCAGTGAACATGGACACTATGTCGTTGAATGTCATTGTGGTCCCCAATTGACCACCGAGCTCGACGTAGAACCTGTCAGGTTCCGTCGGCTCCCTCCATATTATCGCTCCTCCGGCATGATCGCAAGTAAGAAACCTATCGTCACAATGGCTGACAGAACTATTCGCCAAAGCGACGGCGGCAACCATCGGCCAATCATCACTGAGGGTGAATCGCGTCTTCATACGGGGTAATATCCTTCATCTTCAAGTAGACGAAAATCGGCTGAACCTCATCATCGGCGACGATCCACAAGTAATCCTTCACCAACTGAATGCACTCATGAAGGTCACAGTTCAACTGGCCCTTGTTCAGCGGCATCGTCGAAGCGGCTGAGATGTTCGCGGTGATCTCGTGGAACTGAATCAGCGTCTCACGATTCTGCACAATCGTCTCGGCCAGCAGCACACGATGGGCCGCGTAGTCGGGCAGCTCCTCGGTGAAGACGAGGGCCAGGCCCTGAGTGACTTTCGATCCTGCCATGATTAGTGCCTTTCGGTTGTGTCGATCCAAACGGTGACTGGAAACGCCTCGCGAGGAGCCACCTTGCAAGGCCTGTCTTCGTTAAGAGTCAGTATACCCCTGTTGGACTCGATATTGAGATGTCTGTCGTGGACGGCCCAGTTCTCAAACCATTGGCCGCAATGTTCGCACCTTATCAGCGCCTTGTTCATCCTGAAGCGCTCTGAGTGCAGTGACTTGGTCATGATATCTCCTTTCAGTAGGGCCACGAAAAACGATACAGGAGAGCATATGACCTGGCGCCCTCCTCTTTGTCGACAACCGGCACGATGGCGATCTCGAGGTGAGCGTTCGCGAGATCAGCGTCTCTGGCGAGAGAGGCGATGCGGCGCCAAACTCTACTGTCAACCATCGGGTACTCGTAGACGTCGTCCCATCCATCGGGGACGTCCAACGGCTCAATCGAGTCGACGTTGCAATCGTCGTCGATCTTGTAGAGGACCCACGGCTCGCCGGTGCGCGGGTCGTGAGTAGAGTAGACGGCGCCAAACTCGACGGTCTTGAGGTCGGGGTCCTCAACACGGTGGATGGCCATTCTCATTAGGTAGCTCCTTCCTCGTTTGCTTGTGAGACCAGTATAGCACACGGATGAGCGGCAACAAGAGCAATACAGGTAACGGAGCGCACTGTACCAACCAGCCGGTCAGTAACGGAGCGTTATTTACCGAGCGGTCAGTAAATGGGGAATAAGTACTACGTATTAGTCTCTACAACCTGCCCC